GCGACGAACTGACGACCGTCGAGGTCTCGCTACGCGTCACCGGCGCTGACGACTCGACCTCGAACTAACTCGCGGCGCGGGACACCCCCGCTTTTCTTAGACGATGGACCTCGACCAGCTCCCCAGAGACACCGGAGCGTACCGACCGGCTATCCACTTCGGCGCGCGCTTCCACGACCGCTACGAAGACGATCGCCCGCCCCGACACCTCGACGACGAGATAGTCCGGGGTTGTATCGAAGACGGCGACGTCCGCGAGGCGGACCCCGGAACGATCTGGTTCCGCGAGACCTTCGGCGGCGCGACGTACCGACTCGTCGTCAGCGCCGGCGATCGCGAGGTCGTCACCGGCTACCCGATCGCGATCAACACCGAGGCGGCGCGCCAGTCCGGGCGCTGGACGAGCGACCAGATCGAGGATATCCGCGAGTTCATCGCGACCGACCCACGGAGCAACCGACGATGATCGAACACACCTACGGGAGAGAGGCGTAACGATGTACGAGTACCGAGCGAAAGTCGACAACGTCGTCGACGGCGACACCATCGACGTCGTCGTCGACCTCGGCTTCCACATGACGCGGCGAATCCGGCTTCGACTCGCCCGCGTCGACACGCACGAGACGTACGGCGTCGACCACGACTCGACCGAGTACGAGAAGGGGAAGACCGAGACGCGCTTCGTCCGCGAGTGGCTAGACGCCGCTCGCGACGCCGGCGACTTCCCGATCGTGGTCCGAACCGAGAAGAAGGGCAAGTACGGGCGGTATCTCGCCGAAGTCGAGCGGTCGACCGACGGCGAGGTACTGAACGAACGCCTTGTCGACGAGTTCGACGGCGTCGGAGTCGACCCATGACCGACGGACCCACGAAGATCGGGACGGACCCGCCGAAGTGGTCTCACCGCGACAGCGACCACTCGAACGGCGCGATCTACACCTGTGAGGACTGCGGCGCGAAGCACAAGGCGTTCAAGCCGGACGTCTGCCTGAACTGCGATGGGGCCGACCTCGACTGGTCCTTCTCGTACGGCTACCGGGGGCGGTTCGCGTGACTGACGCCGACGACGCGACCGGGGACGCCGGCCTCGACGTCGACCACGAGAACCCGGACCCCGAGACGACGGCGAACGCCGACGCGATCAACTGGCCGGTCGAGGTCGTCGTCGACGAGTCGTACGAACTCGACCCGAAGGACAACACCGTACGGACGCAGAAGGCCAAGGACGCGTACGGTATCGACTTCGAGGTCGGCGAACTCGACGTCGTCGACGGTCTCGAAGTCTCGGTCGATCGCGGCGATATCGTCTTCGCGACCGGCGCGTCCGGCGCGGGGAAGACGACGACCTGCGAGGCGATCGCCGACGCCCTCGACGCCGTCGCGTTCTCCGACGTCCGCGTCGAGCGCGGCGTCCCGATCGTCGACACGTTCCCGGACGACTTCGACGTCGAGGAAACGCAGAAGTTCATGGGGATGTTCGGCCTCGGCGACGCCCACCTGAACCTCCGGTCGTACGAGGAACTGAGTCAGGGGCAGAAGTATCGCGCGAAGCTCGCGTACACGGCGGCGCGGTACGACGTCGTCTTCGCCGACGAGTTCTGCGCGACGCTCGACCGCGAGACCGCGAAGACCATCTCGTACTCGATTCGCCGACAGACGCTGAAGGACCGCCTCGACGCGACGTTCATCTTCGCGACGACGCACCGCGACCTGATCGAAGACCTACGCCCGGACGTCCTACTCGACTTCGACGGGAACGTCGTCAAGCTCGCCGACGACCTCGGTCTCGACGAACCGGAAGACCTCGGCGAGTCGTCGACGTTCGGTGATTCCCCTTTGTCGTACGCCGCGAACAGGCCCGAGACGACGCCGACGTACCGGTCTCGTTCGCGGATAAACTCGAACTCACCACGGGAACCAAGTCGGACTGGTCGTACTTCCATCGGTGGCATTACCTCGGAGAGACGATAGGTCCGGTTCTCGACGCCTACGTTCTCTGGCACGAGAAGGACGATCGCGACGTCCCCGTCGGCTACGTCTCGATCAGCCCGCCGTCGCTCGCGTCGACGTCGCGGCGCGAGGCGTTCGGGAAGCACTTTCAGCCGGACGTCGTCAACAAGTGGTTCGCGATCGTCACGCGGGTTGTTCTCGACCCGAGGTATCGCGGCGCGGGCATCGCGTCGACGATGCTCCGGGAGTCGATACGAGCTCACGCGAAGCGGGAGAACACGAAGTACCTCGAAGCGAAGACGTCGATGGGCGCGGTCAACCGCTTCAACCAGAGCGCCGGCTTCCGCCTGATCGGGACGAACTCGCAACTCGAACAGGGCGACGGCGCGGGCGGCGGTCGAATCGGCGCCGAGTCGGGCGACGGCGGGACGCGCGACCGTCGGATACGGAAGGTGTACGAGTTCATCATGGACGTCGAAGACGAGTTCGACGACGTCGAGATTCGGACGGGGCGCGATCGACGATGACCGAGAACCGAAACGTCTTCCTCTATCTGTACGCCGCGATGCTCGCGATATCGGGCGCGCTCGACTTCCTCGGTCTCTCGCCGCCGGGACATAGCCAGTTCGAGACGTTCGTAGGACTGACGCTGTTCTTCCTCGCGATCGTCGTCTCGGCGATCGCCGATGAGGTGATCGGCGGTGACTGAATCCCCGTGGAGACCGGTTTCGGCGCGACCGCAGGGGGTCACGCGTCGACGCGAACGCTCGACCGAATATGGACTCGAGTTCTCGCCGTTCTTGCCGTCTCGGGTCCACGAGCGCGGTCGCGATCGTCGCCGAACGGACACGATCGACGCCGGCGACGACGACCGACATAAAGAAGCGACCCGTCGGTCGGTCGAAAAATACGCCCTTCTCGGCCTCGTGTCCACGAGCGATGACGCGAGACGTCCCGAAGCAGGTAAAGATACGAACCGACCCCGAGGAAGGGTACGCGTACCGCTACGACACGATCGAGCGCGCCGCGCGCCGCCTCGACCGGAACAAGACCGACGCGATCGTCGCCTCGTGCGAGGCGGTCGGCGACCTACTCTCGAACGTCGAGGCGGCACTTCAGCACGACGAGCTTCCGCCGGCGCTCGCGGAGGAACTCGCCGACGAGATATCGACGCGGTACATCACGGTGAAGTACGACGGCCCGGACGTCGACGTCGACGTCGACCTCTGACCGCTCGACCCCCACCGTTCGATCGTCGCGACCGACGTCGTCGAGACGAGACGCATCAACCGTATGCCGCTATACAGATATGAGACGAGACCTCCAAGACCGGCGCGAGGAAACCTTCGACCTTCTCGTCAACAAGGGCGTTCCGTACCGGAAGGTCGTCGAGCAGATCGCGTCGAAGTACGATATCAGCGAGTCCGGCGTCGAGTCCGACATCAACCGGATGGACGACTGGCTACCGAAGCTCGTCGACGAGACCGACCACTCGCGGAAAGACGGGAAGGTCCGCCTGAAGGAACTAAAGTCGAACCGCGAGCGGCTTCAGCAGATGGCGATGGAAGCGCGTCGCGACGACAAGCTCGACCGCGAGCTAGCGATACGCCGGAAGATCGAGGACTCGATCGAACTCGAAGTCGCGCTCCGGCAGTCGCTCGGGCACATGGAGCGCGAACCGACGGCGGCAGAGAACGTGATGGCGGACTTCGCGACCGGCGCGATGCGCGTCGAGTTCCCCGACGAAGACGCCGAAGACGGCGAGGAACCCGAGTGAGAGTACCCGACCGACCGCCGCCGACCCGAGACGATTCGCACCGATGACGACGTATCCCGACGACTGGCAGGAGAGACGCGAGCGCGTCTTCCGTCGCGACGGCTACCGCTGTCGTCGATGCGGCGCTCGCGGTCGACAGATCGGCGGTCGGGCGACGCTCCACGCGCACCACCAGAACGGTCGCAGTCACGATATCTCGAACCTCGTAACGCTCTGCGGGAACTGCCACGCCGACGTCGAGGACAACGACGAAGTACGCGATCGCCGCGACCGACGCTCGAAGAACGGGCCTCGATCGACGCGGTCCGTCCGGTCGGTCCGGCGCTCGCGACGAACCCGATAACTACCGATGACTGATAGACAGTTCACCACGCAACCGAACGGCGAATCGAGCGACGAACAGAACGACCGCGATCGAGACGGCGAAGCCGCCGTCGACGACGACGTCGCCGAGGCGATCGACGACGCGCTCGACGGCGACGACGCTTAGAGGTCTAAGACGTCTTCGAGGTCTTTCCCCTCTAAGGCGGCTTCGAGACCGACGCCGTTCGTGAGGTAGCCCTGTGGGTCGAGGTCGACGAGCAGGACGTCGCGGCCTAGATCGGCGAGCGCGCCGGCGACGTTGATCGACAGCGTCGTCTTGCCTACGCCGCCCTTCTGGTTCGTGATGCTGATCTTCGACGGCATAGCTCGCTAAACGCTCTAAGACCGGAAAAACACCGGCGAGATTAAGGACAGCCTAACTTTATGGCCGTATCTGTAGACGCAGTCGACGCGCCGACCGACCCGATATCCGGTATCGACGTCGACGACGTCGACGCGGCGCGTCCGGTCGTCAAGTTCGACTGGACGCCGCACGCGAAACAGCGCGAATACCTCGCCGCTCGCGACGACCACCGCTTCCGCGTTCTCTGCTGGGGACGGCGGACGGGAAAGAGTGAGATCGGCGGCGTCGAGGCGTTCCGCTACGCGGTCGAGAACCCCGGCAGTACGATCTGGTGGGTCGGCCCGACGTACGGACAGGCGAACGACTACGGCTTCGACAAGCTGTACCCGAAGATACCGAAGGCGCTACTCGCGGAGGAACCGAAGCGGTCGAAGCCGCGAGAGATTTACTTCAAGAACGGGTCCGTCATCAGCTTCCGGTCCGCCGACCGACCGGACTCGCTGGACGGCGCGGGCGTCGACTTCCTGATCGTCGACGAAGCCGCGCAGACCCCGGAGATGGTCTGGTATCAGCACCTTCGACCTACCCTGACCGACACGCAGGGCGACGCGACGTTTATCTCGACGCCGCGCGGTCAGAACTGGTTCCACGACTGGTTCTCGCGAGGGCAGTCGAGCGACCCGGACCACGCCGACGTCTGGTCGTCGCAGGCGGCGAGCTACGAGAACCCACACGTTCCCGATAGCGAGATCGACGACGCCGCGATCGAGATACCGGACCGCGTCTTCAAGCAGGAGTACCTCGCGATCTTCGTCGACGAAGGCGAGGGCGTCTTTCCCGGCTTCAAAGAGCGGAACGTCGCCGACTACGACTGGCGGGCGAGGAACGGGAACGGCCCGTACACGACCGGCGTCGACTTCGCCCGTCATCAGAACTGGACGGTCATCGTCACGCTCGATCGCGACGGCCTACTCGTGAACTTCCGGCGTATCCAGAAGGAAAGCTGGCCCTCGATACAGGGGAAGATCGAGAAGGCGTACGAGCAGTACCCCGGCGTCGTCCGCGTCGACGCGACTCGAGACAACAAGATCGTGACTGACCTCGAAGACGCCGGCGTCCCGATCGACGCGGTGTCGTTCAACTCGTCGACGAAGAAAGACCTGATCGAAAACCTCGCGACGCGCCTCGAAAGCGCCGAGATACGGCTTCCCGATATCCCGCAACTCGTGAACGAACTCGAACTGTACGACTACGACGTCACGCGGACCGGGAACGTCCGGTACTCGTCGCCGGAAGGCTGGCACGACGACTGTGTCGACGCCCTCGCGCTCGCCGCGCACGAAGGCGCGACGTCGCGACGGTCCGGCGTGTGGGGACCGGGTCGCGACGCGACCGCGTAACTCCTCAGAACTATGACCGATAGCGAGACCTCGATCGAGACCCGAGACGCATCACCCGACAGCCGTCGCGACCGCCGAGGTGGTCGCGGTGTCTGACGAAACGAACGCCGGCGACGGCGACGTCGACGACGCCGTCGACGAGCTCACGAACGAAGTCGACAACCTCGCGGAGACCGCCGCGCAGTCGAGCGAGTTCGACGCGCAGGCCGTCTCGGAGATGGTCGAGCGCGTCGCCGTCGCGCAGGCGATGGGCCAGTCGTACGGGTCGATCGACCAGCGCGACTACTTCGAGACGCTAGGCTACCCGCAACGGTACGAACTCGATATCGACACCTACTGGGCGCAGTTCGAGCGCGGCGGCATCGCCGAGCGAATCGTTACCTCGCTCTCGGGCGCGACGTGGGCGGACGTCCCCGAGGTACAGGACCACGACGGCGACGACGAAGACGAGACGACGAGCTTCGAGGACGACGTCGCGACGCTGTTCGACGAGACCGGCGCGCTCCACTACCTCGAACGCGCCGACACGCTCCAGCGAATCGGGCGCTTCGGCGTTCTCCTGATCGGCTTCGACGACGGCGGCGACCTCGACGAAGAAGTCGACACGTCGGCGCTGTCAGGCGACCCCGCCGACGATATCCTGTACTACCAGCCGTTCAGCGAGAAGCAGATCGACGACTTCGAGCGCGTCGAAGACCACACCGACGAGCGATTCGGGAAGCCGGAACACTACGACCTCGACTTCGGCGAGAACTCGATCGGCGTCGGGGAAGTCCATCACTCGCGCGTCATCCACATCGCGGAAGGCGCGCTCGAAGACGAGTCGATCGGGTACTCGGCGTACCGCCCGGTCTTCAACTACCTGATCGACCTGATGAAAGTCGTCGGCGGGAGCGCCGAGATGTACTGGCGGTCCGCCGACCGGAAGATCGTCGCGAACCAGAACGGCGAGGGGCGCGTCACCGACGAAGACCAGATCGTCTCGCAGATCGAAGAACTCGTCCACGGACTTCGGAACGTCGCGTGGACGCAGAACGTCGACCTCGAATCGCTCGACGGGAACTCGCCCGACCCGTCCGGCCTGAAAGACGCGATCGTCGAACTGATCGCCGGGACGCTCGGGATACCGAAGCGCCGCCTACTCGGAACCGAGCGCGGCGACCTCGCGTCGAAGCAGGACGAAGCCGCGTTCGTCGCCCTCATCGACGAGCGCCAACAGAAGTTCGCCGAACCGCAGATATACCGGCGCTTCCTCGACAAGCTCGTCGAGTTCGGCGTCGTCGAGTCCCCCGAGGGCGGAACCTACGACGTCGAGTGGCCGGACAACTTCCAACTGACCGACCTCGAAGACGCCGAACGTATCCAGCGCCTCGCTTCGGCGGTGAAAGCCGCCGCGCCGCAGGGCGACACGTCGCAACTCGCGACCGTCGACGAGCTTCGCGCCGAACTGTTCGACTGGAAGCCGGGACGCGGCGAGGAAGTCGACGGGTCGCCGGTCCCCGTCGACGACGGCGGCGACGGCGACCTCGACGATACGGACGTCGGCGTCGACGACGTTCTCGGCGACGTCGACGAAAACGACCCCGAGGTTGACGACTGGTTCGAGGACCACTTCGGCGAGCGCGCCGCCGCGATCGAGACCGACGGCGGGACCAACCGAGGTGATGACTCGTGAGGCGACCGCGCTTCCCGACCGTCGGCGAGAAGGTTCGGACGGCGGTCGCCGTCGCGCTCGTCGCGTCGATCGTCGGCGTCTGGCTGTGGCGGACGGTCCGGGGCGAGTCGCCGAACGTCGTCCTGTTCGGCGTCGTCCTGATCTACGCGATCTCCGCCGGCTACACCGTGTTCGGAAAGCAGGTGTTCGACGACGCGGTCGATACGGCGAACGAAGTGAAGGGTGAAGACGGCGGCGAGAACGGGGGGTCGAACTGATGGCGAACCGACCGTGGCACTACGACCTCCCGTGGAACTCGGTTCGATCGGGCTACCGCTGGATGCGGCGGACGTTCTTCACCGTCTCGAAGCCGGACGGCCCGTACTTCGTCGTCGACGCCGACCTCGACGAACTCCGCGAACTGTTCGGCGTTCGCTCCTACGCGCCCAACTGGGAGTTCTCGTTCAACTACCAAGGCGAAGACCTGAACCTCGCTCGCGTCTTCTACGACCCGAATCGAGGGCCGGACGGCGTCGACTGGTGGCAGTATCACGTCCGTGCCTTCGAGCGCGACGACGGTCTCGTCGAGTTCACGGGTCACGTCGAACCGGAACCGACGGAACACGCGAAGCCGCACCTTCGGGGAACGGGCTACGACACGAGCGAGGCGATGGACGAGTTCGGTCGGACGCTTGACGCTGTTCCCGCGATCGACGTCGTCGAAGACCCGAGGTAAACGATGAGTGCGACAGCGCCGTCGAGAGACGCGGTCGAAGCGGTCGCCTCGCGGTTCGCCGCGCACGACCACGGGCGCGACCTCGACGACCTCGACCCGCGCGGCGTCGCGGCGCTCGCGAGGGCGGAACCCGCGTTCCAGCGCGACCGCGCCGACGGCGGACCGACGCGGACGAAGTCGATACAAGACGACTTTTCGGCGAAGTTCTACCGACGCTGGCGGACGATCAAGGGACTTGTCCGAGAGACGGTCGTCGAGAACGACGCGCTACGCCTACGAGACGGGTCGCGGAACAGCGCGACCGACGCCTCGGACCTCTCGGTAAACGCCGACGACCCGGACTGGTGGGCGGCCTACGTCGACGATCGACGCGCCGGCGTCGTTCAGGCGAGCGCCGCCGACGGGTTCGACTTCCCGACCGACGATGACGGCGAGGCGATCGACGCGTTCCTCGACTGGCTACGCGGCGCGCTCGACGACGAACTACTCGAAGCCGATCGGGGGCCGAACGGCGAACCGATCAACCGGTCCAACTGGACGGACGTCTTCATCCGGCGTGCGTACGGTCGCGGCCTGAAGTTCGGGAACGGTCGGCTTCGCGAAGCCGGCGCGGACGTCGAGGGTATCGACCCGTCGAAGGCGTTCAACCGCCCGATTCACTCGAAGACACTCTCGCGCCTCTACACGCGGACGTTCCGCGAACTCGACGGCATTACCGAGGCGGTCGGACAGCAGGTCTCGCGGGAGCTTACCGAGGGCTTCGCGCAGGGCTGGAACCCGAGGAAGATCGCGAGCGCTATCAACGACCGCGTCGAGTCGGTCGGCTACGTTCGCTCGAAGACGCTCGCGCGGACCGAGGTCATCAAGGCGCACGCCGATTCGACGCTGAACCGGTACAAAGAGGAAGGCGTCGACGACGTCGCCGGGAAAGCCGAGTTCGACACCGCCGGCGACAACGACGTCTGCTCGATCTGCCGCCCGCTCGAAGGCGAGGTGATGTCGATCGCCGAGGCGAGCGGCCTGATTCCCCTCCATCCGAACTGCCGTTGCGCGTGGCTACCGGTCGTGTAGCGCGTTCTCCCCCGATGACCCGGACGTCCGTCGACGCGTCCGCGACCGTAAGGGGCCGACGTCGACCTCTCTCCCCGCCCTGTATCGCTCGCTAACTAACCCGTCAGTTCCCACCGAGACTTCGACGCGTCGGTCCGCGCGCTCGTCGACGGCTACGCCGATCTGCCCGCCGGACAACGGCGGATGACCGGACGCCTCGACGAGCTTCTTCGACGCGTTCGACCTCGACTCGATCTAGAGCTCACCGAGCGGCGAGTCCGCGAGTTGCAGGCGACACCCTCGATCGGTCCCGACCTCGCACGAAACCGACGTCGACGACGTCGTACCCCTACCCGCGATCGAGGTGGCCGGGTTCAACTCCCGGCGCGGACGTTTCCGACACCTGATAGAAGTCGGTGTCGGCGCTGTCGACCGAGTCGCTACCCGTCGCGACTCGCGAGGTGTGACGGCGGGGCCGTATCGTTCGACGAACGCCCGACGACTGACTACAAACGTGGCTAACTACCGACTACTGTCCGTCCAAGTTGAACCGGACCCCGACGCGGTCGAGGTCCGCGAGCTACGCGGACGGAAGCATCTCGTAGCACCGGTCGTCGCGGTATCGGAAGGCGTACTGAACGGCGGGTTTCTGCCGTTCCAAGAGATCGCGAAGTCCGCGCCCGGCTGGAACGGAACGCCGGTGACGGTCAACCACCCGGAGACCGACGACGGCGACTTCCTGCCGGCGAACGACCCGGCGGTTCTCGAACAGTACCAGATCGGTCGCTTCCTCGGCGTCGAGGCGAACGACGAGTCGAAGTCGCTCGACGGCCAGCTCTGGATTGACCTCGTACAAGTCAAGTGGCTGGTCGAGAACGGCGGCGACCTCGGCGACGAAGCGAAGCAGACCGTCGAGATGGTCCGCAACGCCGAGAAGCTCGAAGTCTCGACCGGCTACTGGCACGGCGTCGTTCAGGAGTCCGGCGAGTTCAGCGGGCACGAGTTCGAGGCGGTACAGGTCGAACTCCTGCCGGACCACCTCGCGGTACTTCCGAACGCCGAGGGCGCGTGTAACTGGGACGGCGACTCGACGCAGTCCGGTTGTGGCGCGCCGCGAGCGAACGCCGTCGACGTCGACGGCCCGATCGCGAACGCCGTCGACGACCGGTCGCCGATCGCCGCCGACGGCGGCGTCGACGCGGGCGACTCGAAGGGACTACTCGCGAACGCCGGCGCGAAGTTCGCGGACGCCATCGGTCTCGGCGCTTCTTCCGACACCGCGACAGTACCGTACGACCTCCCCGGAGCGGGGTCGAAACAGCAGACGGCGAACCAACAGAACATGGGAGACAACCCCTCTGACCGTCTCGAAACCCTCGCGAACCACTCGACGTTCAGCGTCGAGGAACTGGACGCGATGGACGACGAGACGGTCGACAAGATCGAAGCATCGCTCGAAGTCGACTGCGGTTGCGGCGGTTCCTCGAACGGCGGGGACGGCGGCGACGGCGGTCAGGACGGAACGAACAACGACGGCGGCGACGGTGGCGACACCGACGACGACGACAAGC